CGCTGTGTTTCGTATATCCCAAACCAGTTCGAACTAGCCGAAACTGGCCACAACTGGCCGAGACTAGAAACGATCACGCCCGACGACGCGCCAACGCGGGCCGATGAGATATTGGGTGTTTCTAAAACGCTTTTAGGTATTGACCTAATGCCGTGGCAATATCGAGTAGCCCAAGGTTTAACGGCAATGGACAACGAAGGTAATTATTTACGTCGTGTTGGGCTTTCGTCCGTGGCGCGGCAATGCGGAAAAACGCAACTTATGGCGGCGCTCATTGCTTGGCATTTAACCGTTGAAGGTCCTAGGCGCGGTACGCCCCAACTGGTTATTAGTGTGGCCCACAAGTTAGACCTAGCCGTAAGTTTGTTTAAATATCTTGCCCCGTATTTAGAGGAACATTACGGCGCTACGGTTTCATGGTCTTACGGCCGTAACGAACTAACGGTATTAGACCCTGCCGGCGTTAAGCACCGTTGGCTAGTTCGTGCGGCGACCCCGCAGGCAGGCCACGGTTACAGCGCCGACCTAATCACGGTAGACGAATGTTGGAACGTGTCCGAGTCCGCAATAGACGAAGGACTTTTACCTACTCAACGCGCCCGTAAAAACCCGTTGTTTTGTATGTTCTCTACGGCAGGTACTCAACATTCAACCGCTATGTTGCGTTGGCGTTCCCAAGGTTTGAAACAAATAGACGCGGGCGATATTGGCCCTATGTATTTTGGATCGTGGGAACCGCCACCGGGTTTAGACCCTATGACCCCCGAAGCATGGGCGTACGCAAACCCCGCGCTTGGCTACACGCTCGATATGTCCGTTTTAGAGGCCGAAGCAAAAGGTCCTAACCGTTCGGCTTTTTTGCGTTCTAGCGTAAATATTTTTGTCGCTTCGTCTACTGGTTGGCTAGAACCGGGGTTATTCGAGACGCTTCAAACCGACCAAGAGATACCTAGCGGGGGCGTGTTGTCTATTGAAAGTTCCATAGACGGCGGTTACTACGTTGGGGTACGGGCCGTACAACTAGAACAGAAAACGTTTGTAACGGTGGCGTTCCACGTTGAAAGTTTGGCGGCTATGTGGCAGGCCGTCGAAAAAGAACTATCTACCACCCATTCCCTACGGTTAGCGTTACCGCCTAGCCTTGAAATATCTTGCCCCCCTAAATGGGAACCGCGCCGTACGATCGTTGGCTATCGCGAGTTAGGCAAGTGGACCGCGCCAGTTCGTTCAATGATTATCGAAGGCCGCATAGCCCATAGCGGATCGTTGTTACTTATGGAACACGTCGAACGCGCAACAATGGTTAAACACTTGGGAACCGTAACACTTTCTAGCGCCCGTTCGCCGGGGCCTATCGAGTTAGCCCGTTGTATGGTTTTTGCCGTTGCGTTGGCGTCACGACCCGCGCACACGGGTAAACCTTCAATAGTTATCGTGGGGCGTTAGTGTTATAGGGCGTCCGTCGTTGGCGGTTCGTCGGGGACATTCCGACGGCGGGCGTTCCCCCACTAGTAACTAGAAAAGGCGTACTATTTCGCTATGGCATTCTTTACCCGTAATCGTTCCGCACAAATGGCGGTAAGCGAGGAACCCACGACGAAGGCCGCTATCGGTTATGGATCTAATGCGGGCGCTTCTCAAATTGGCAACTTCTATGCCTACATTGACGGCAACGCCCGCCAACGCGCTATGGGCGTACCCGCTATCTCACGATCACGCGACCTTATCGCTTCTATCGTGGCCACCATTGGGTTTAAGTTTTACCGTAAACAATGGAACGGTGAGGAAATGGAACGCGTCTATATTGCGCCGCGTTCATGGGCCGAACGGCTAGACCCAACTGTAACTAACAACTTTATTATGGCCTGGACATTTGACGATCTATTTCATTATGGCCGGGCTTTTTGGCACGTTCAAAGTAGAACGGCCGACGGCTATCCCCAAACTTTTACTCGTTTACCGGCCGCGATGGTGACCAGTCAGGACCAAGCCGGCCCGGTATGGTTCGGACCGTCTAACCAACTTTTGTTTAGTGGTTTACAAATTGACAGTAACGAAGTTATACAGTTTCTAAGCCCTATACAGGGTTTGCTATACATGGCACAAGGCCCAATAAATACCGCTATTCGTTTAGAGGACGCGGCATGGCGTAACGCGGCGTCGGCAATTCCCGCGGGCGTTCTCAAACAAAAGTCCGGTGAACCATTGACCGCACAAGAAATGCGCGACATGGCCCAAGCGTTTAACGAAGCACGCGCTACAAACCAAACCGCTTTTATTTCACAAGAACTAGATTATGAAGCGACCACGGCAACGCCCGATAAAATGCTTCTAGTAGAGTCGCGCGAGTTTCAAGCAAAAGAACTAAGCCGGTACGCAAACGTGCCCGCTTACTTACTTGGAATTGACGTCGGCGGATACACCTACCAAAATGCTTCACAAGCCAAGCAAGATCTATATTTGTTTGCGGCGAAAAATTACCTAGAAGTTTTCAACCAGACATTGAGTGCTAACAACGTGCTACCAAACGGTACGTATGTATGCCTAGACGTCGAGAGTTATTTAGAGGAAATGAACACCGAAGGCGTATACGTCGAGGAAACAGTTAGCCCGACACCAAACCAAACAAACCAAATAGACGAGGATTAACCCAATGATTAAGTTTCAACCTTCACCGATCACCATTGACGCCGCCGCCCCTGACGGCACCCCGAAGCGTACGATTATGGGGCTAGCGGTTCCATATTGCGTAGACGCGACAACTTCGGACGGGACTACGGTTCGCTTTATGCCGGGTTCAATGCCAACCGAAGGCCAAGCGCCCGTATTGCTTCAATACCACGACAACACACGCCCGATCGGCGTTGTAACCGCCCGCGTAGAAATGCCCGACGGTATGTACTTCGAGGCTCGCATAAGTGACACCGCTAACGGCCGTGAAGCCTTGACGTTAGCCATGGACGGCGTACTAACTGGCGTAAGCGTTGGCGCGACACCTACGGCGTGGTCCTACGACGAAAACGGCGTAATGGAAGTTACTTCCGCTACATGGGCCGAACTATCGGTTGTCCCCATGCCGGCATTTTCCGATAGCCGTATCCACCAAATAGCCGCGCAAAGTGGTAATAATAGTAATCAGACGGAACCCGACGCCGACGAAACCCAAGAAGTATCCGAAGTAGAGGAAACCGAAACCATGTCCGAAGTCACCGAAAACGCCGTAAACATTGAGGCAAGTACACCAGTAACCCCACTATGGGCACAGGTAAACCACGGGGTAAAATTGCCTAGCCCGTCCGAGTACATGGCCGCATTCGCCGCAGGTCCTACCGCGTTTGCGGAAATGAACGGCCGCATTAAAGCCGCCGCGCCAAATATCACCACCGGCGATACGCCCGGTATCTTGCCCGAAATTATTACGGGAAGTGTGTACGACTCGCTTAACCCAATTAGGCCTTTCGTTTCTGCTATCGGCACAAAGGCGCTACCAACAGCCGGCGCAACCTTCCGCCGCCCCGTAATCACGGTACGCCCCGTCGTAACGCAACAGCCAACAGGCCAGTTAAATGCGCTCGATCCTTCAACCGTGACCGTTGCCAACAACGACATTTCTAAACTGACGTTTGGTACATATGTGACTGTGTCGGAACAAGATCTCGATTGGTCCGACCCTGCTTCAATTAACATCATTATTGAACAATTGGCTATCGCATACGGACAGGCAACCGACAACTACGCCGTAGACACTTGCCACGCCGCAATTACACAAACTTCAAGCGTGGCCGACACCGCCGTAGGTGCCGACTGGGTTAGCGCAATTTACGAAGGTGCGCGCCAAATTTCGGCTTCGTCTAACTACCTTCCTACTCACATGGTTGTTACACCCGCAACATGGGCGGCGCTTTCGTCGTCCGTAGACGATCAGAACCGTCCGGTATTCCCATACACGGGCGCGCCTAACCTTATGGGTCAAAACGCCGCAGGTACTTCGTCTGCTACCTCATGGAACGGAAACCCATTGGGCCTAGTTCTTGTAGTGGACAAAAACGCGCCGGGTTCATTCATGGGACACGCCGCAGGACCCGCCGCAGGCTTCGAGTTCTACGAACAAATGAAGGGCGCTATTTCCATTGACGTACCTTCAACCTTGGGCCGTACTATTGCGTTCCGTGGTTACGCCGCGTCATTCATGGCAGACGCCACCAAGTTCGTTAAGTTCGTTTAATCCGAAAGGCGGGTATCCGCTATGGCGGTTTATTCAATAACCCACCACCAACGGTTAGACGACTACGCGGTAGTACAACTACTAACTAACGCCGACATTACGCCCGGCGACACGATTACGGTAGCGGGCTTAGGCCACGGCTTAAACGGTACCTACACAGTTTACGCTTGCCCGTTGTTTCTTTATACGGGCGTAGACGACCAAGGCGATCTATTACTAGACCCACAATTTCCTATTGAGAACCAAGTTCTTTTTTATGACGTAGGGGCCGCATTAGAACGGTCCGAAGCAATACCAAACGGAACGCTAACTATTACGCCCGTTTGTACTTGGATTACGGCTACCAATATTGAGGACTGGTTAGGTATCGGCACCGCAACGGCCGCGGATCTAGCATTTCTAACCCAATGCGCGGCGGCCGCTAATGCTTTTTGTTATCGCCGTCGTCGTGAGGCGGGTTACCTCGATAGTTTGACTACTTCCCCGTCGGGCGACGTCACGCTCGGAACTATTCAATACGGCGGAATGCTTTACCGGCAACGCGGATCCATTGACAGTTTCGCAAGTTTTGACGGCATGGGCGGTGGCCCCGTAACGGGGCTAAACGGCGTCATTAAACAACTATTGGGTATTGACCGCCCGCAGGTTGCCTAATGCCCGTACAAGCCTTTACAGACTTGTTTAACGAGTGCCTAGACGACCTAGCGGCCAAACTTGGCACTATAACGGGCCTTCAAGTAGTCACCGACCCGCGTAACCTAGTCCCGCCATGCGTATTCATTGACGCCCCCACATTCGAAGCGTGGAACGGCAACATAGTAAAAATGACGTTTCCCATTCGTTGTATCACGCTAGGACCCGGCAACCTTGACGCCCAACGGTCACTAATGAACCTTGCCGCCAAAGTTCTTAATTCAAATGTTGGCGTAACAACTGGACGCCCAACTATGGCCATTATCGGCGGGGTAGAACTTCCCGCATATGATCTAGTTGTGAACATTCAAGCCCAAACGAGTTAGACCATGTATGTAATTCTTTCCGAACGAGTAGGCACCGTAGGCGCGTTTTACGACGCCGAAAGCGCCAAGGCAAAAGGCGTAGATATTGCCGCACTAATCGCGGGCGGGTTCATTGGTGAACCTTCCCCCACAAAAGCCCCGAAACCTAGTAAAGTCAAAACCACAACCGAAACCGAGGAATAAAAACCATGGCAACAAGCACCATTTTATCGAACCCCGTAGTAACCGTTAATAGCGTCGATCTGTCGGACCAATGTACTTCGGCCACGTTTACACAGCGTTACGCCGAACTTACAGCGACCGCGTTCGGTGACGTAGACAACAAATACGTTAAGGGCTTAGGCGACCATGAGGTAACGCTCGACTTGTATATGTCTTACGCCGCAAATGAAACCTACGCAACATTGAAGGACCTAGTAGGCACCGCAACTACCGTTGTTGTAAAACCCGCCGTAGGTGCAGATAGCGGCACCAACCCCGGCTTTACCCTAACCGGGGCTTTTTTGGCCGAACTACCGCATTCATTCGCTATGGGCGAGTTAAGCACCACCTCAATTACGTTCCATGGCGGCGTTTACACCGCAGACGTAACCCCGTAACCGAAAGGCCCCGACATGAACATAACAATTCGAGTAGAACGAAACGGCGAAACTGCCGACGTTAAAACAAACCTATACATAATGATTATGTGGGAACGCAAATACAAAAAACGCGCTTCCGACTTAGCAAACGGTATCGGTTATGAGGATCTAACATTTTTTGCGTATGAGGCGTCAAAACTTGCGGGCCTTACAGTTCCCGTATCTATGGACGATTACGCCAAAACAATTACCCTATTAGAAGTGGTGGACAATGAACCCACAAACCCTACGCAAGCGGGACCTATTCCCGCCAACTAGCCGAAATACTGGTAGTTACGGGCTACTGGCCACCGAACATACCGATAGATACACGCGACATAGCAACCGTTATCGACGTGTTAGACAAGCAGGCTAAAAATGCCCGTCGCAAGTGATCTACAAGTTTTCGGTATTCAAGAAACGCTAAAAGAACTAAACGACTTTGACCCTTCGTACCGTCGTCAAATAACTAAGGACATTCAAGGCGGCGCGGGAAACTTAATTGTTACTAGCGCCCGTTCCATGATTCCAACGGACTACCCGCTAACGGGTATGGCCCGTGGTTCAATTATTAAAGGCCGCGCCGAAACTACCTTTAATCTTAAAAACGTTTCTAATGGTGTAAAAACACTTGTAGCCAAACGGGGAAGTAAAGAACGGTCCGTAACTTTTACACGCCCGTTGTATCTAGACGGGAACGCCGTACCGGGTGCCTATACGCAAACCGTGGACTACAAAGCCCGCCCGTTCTCGCTATTGACCGCCCAACAAAAAGACGCCGCAGGCGCTATATGGGATCATGCGGGCGTAAACGGAAGTAGCCAATTCGTACAAAACCTAATAACCCAAGGCAAACAACAAAACCCACAAGCGCCCCGCGCATTAGCGCCCGCCGTTGGGGCCGTCATGCCCGAAGTAGAACGGGAAGTATCGGCCATTTTGGACCGTGTTAGTGAGATAATGAACAAGAAACTACGAATCGAAAGGCGCGACTAGTGGCAATTAACATTCCTATTATTTCGTCCCTAGATACAAAGGGTTTTGATAAGGCCAAAAAAGAATTTTCCCAACTGGAAGGCGTCGGCGCTAAAAGTGCTTACGCCGTAAAAAAAGCGGCCGTACCTGCCGCCGCCGCTATCGGTGGTTTAGCAATGGTTTTAGGCGACGCCACAAAAGCCGCCATGGAAGACGCCGCCAGTCAAGCCGAACTAGCAAGAACCCTACGCACGTCTACCGGGGCGACAGATAAAGCCATAGCCGCTACCGAGGATTACATATCGGAACAAGGAAAATTATTAGGCGTCACGGACGACGAACTACGCCCCGCGTTGGCAGGATTAGCCCGTGCTACTGGTTCAGTAGAGAAAGCCCAAAAGGCCGCCAACCTTGCTATGGACATAAGCGCCGCTAAGGGCGTCTCTCTTGAAACCGTTACCAAGGCACTAGAACGGGCTTACGGTGGCAACTTAACCGCGTTAGGCAAGTTAGACCCTGCCGTACGCGAAATGGTAAAGGGTGGCGCGTCTCTCGATGAAGTAATGGCCACACTAAGCACCACGTTTGCGGGATCTGCCACAACGGCCGCCAACACTACGGCGGGACAATTTAAACGTTTAGGTATTGCTATGACCGAAACAAAAGAAAGCATAGGCACCGCGCTACTACCAGTTATTGAAGCGGCGTTACCTATCCTTCAAAAATTCGGGGCGTGGGCACAAGATAACCCCGGCGCTTTTGTCGCCATTGCGGGCGCTATTGGTGGCGTAGCGTTAGCGATTACAGCCGTAAATATTGCTATGGCCCTAAACCCTTTTAGTGCTATTGCGGCGGGAATTGCTCTACTGGTTGCGGGCGTCGTCGTGGCCTATAACAAATTTGAGACATTCCGTAATGTTGTACGTAACGTTGTAAACGGCGTAGCGTCCTATTTCGAGTTTATGGTTAACGCATGGATTACCGTAATAAATACGGTTATTCGTGGCATTAACTTAGTGAAGCCCGGCAAAGATATTGCTTCTCTATCGGGTGTTTCGTTCGGTCCGCTTATAGGTCCCGAAGGTAGAGGGCCGTCAGGGGCCGACAAGTCGCGCCTAGATACTGTCCCCGCCATGGCCGCGGGTGGCATAGTCAATAGCGCCACATTGGCCCTAATAGGCGAAAAAGGCCCCGAAGCCGTAATACCGCTCGATCGTCTAAACAACATGGGTAGCGGTACGACAGTAAACATTAACGTTAATGGCGGCGACCCAAACGCAATAGTTCAAGCGTTGCGTACGTATATGCGCCAAAACGGATCGGTTCCTATTCGAGTAAGTACCCCGTAATGCCGTTTCTATACAAGGTCAAGTATTCAACGGACGGCGTAACGTACACGGCTTTAACTAATGTTCAGAATATAAACGTTCGTTTGGGCCGTAGCGAACAGTTAGCCGCATACAACGCCAGTACCGCACAAGTAGAAATAAGATACCCAACGGGTTTCGCTAGTCCCATTGCGGCAATGAAAACGGGGACCTACATAAAGATAGAAAGCCCTAATTGGGTGGACACTATCGGCGGAATGTTTTTGGGCCGTATTCGAGACGTAGACGTAAGTTACGGTATTCCGTATTCGGGTGGCGTAGGTAACGGCGACATTCTTACTATTAGTTGCGAGGGCTTTTTTGCGGCCGTGGCGCGTATGAACGCCAACAGTTACGCTATGGCGTCGGGCGCACCACAAACCCAACTAACAACGGCCCAAGGGCAAAACGGAACTACAAGCGTTTACTACCGCCCAACGGGAACCGATCCCGTTATGGCCGCAACAACGATTACAGGCACTTGGGGCGACTGGTACAACGATCTACTAACAACGCTTAACGGCCGTATGTGGGACTGTAACGCGTTGAACGAAGTAGACGTAATTAGTCCGTTTTACCAAAACCCAATTACCCCGGCGGCCGCCGAAACATTTAGCGACGCGCCAGTAAGTTTTCTTGAGTTTTCTTACGATCAAATTGACTTTACAAGTTACGCCGACAACTTCTATACCCAAGTTTCTTTAACGCCCGAAGGTGCGTCTACGGTTACCGTCACCCAAGCGGGCGCTACGACGCCGTACCGTACCTACACAATTAACACGTTAAACAGTAGTAGCGGCCAAGCCACCGATTACGGCAACTATCTACTAGGGCTTTACGGTACGGCACAGTTTCGCATTGCGTCTATTTCGTGCCTTATGGAAGGAAGCCAAGCCAACGCCAAGTTAGACGCGTTGGCTAGCCAGTCGCCCGCGTCCTATATGGGTATGCGTATAACCGTTGTATTTCGTGGTTCTACCTATTCGGCAATTATTGAGGGCGTGACGGTTTCGGCTACGCCTAATTTTTCGCGGTACACGTTTAGCCTTTCGTCGGCGGAACAGAATAACTACCTTATTTTGGATAGTACAAACTTCGGTACGCTCGATTACAACAAGTTAGGATACTAATTATGGCAACCCCACCAGACTTCACTACCGGCCAAGTGCTAACGGCGGCGCAAATGAACGCCGTAGGGCTTTGGAAAATTACACCAACAGTGTCAGGTACTGGCATGTCAGTAGTTGGCAATGAAGTAGTTATGTCAGATGTGACAGATGGGCAAGTTAGGTTAGTTTTCAATTCTGATTTTCGTCATTACAGAATGATTTTTCAACACAACGCCTCAACTACTATGAGCGTTAATATGCAAATGTTGAGTGGCACTAGCACAATTGACAGTAGTTCGGTTTATCGGTACGCAGCACTTGGTTGGGTCAGTGACGGCACTGGCTATAACGACAACTCTACAGGCGCTACAGATTTACCCATTGGCGGTGGCGGTCAATCTGATGCAGGCTCTAGTTATAAAATTCTTGATTTCATGGGCCCAAATGTTGCTGCTCGTACATGGGTACAAGCCGATTGGGGCATTGAATGGACAGGAAACCTTGTATACA